TCATACCTCATACAACTATTGCCGAGAAACTTCCGACCAGATGTAGTATCTGGGTTCTCTAGCTTGCCTATGAGACTATGTTTGGCACGGGCAAAGTCTGCCCTAGTCTGACCAGAGTGTATGATTAGTTCTTTGACCGAGAACTCATGGCGATATTCATCATTAAGGGTCTCGATTTCCTTATCAGTAAGACACGGAAACATCTTTCTGAGACCTTTGCCAGAACGTAAGACAATACGCCCGTCTCTGCCTCGGTCTCTGCCTTTCTGGTCTAGCCAGAGAACCAAGAAACCCGCAGACTTAGGGTCATGGTTTGGCAACATAGTCTCTACGACTAGCTCTATCTGATCGCTAACTAACGACCGATACTCAGAATAAGTATTCCTGAGCATATATAATAGAGTGTCACATTGTTCTTCGGTTATAGTATCGTTCAGGTAATCGTTATTAACCCGAACTCTTGCCTGTCGTACAGAATGATAATAATTGTCTATCTCTTCCTGCGCTATGCGATTAATCCTATTATAGAAATGATTTCTTACTCTACGAGCGAGTCCCAGAGGGTCTGGGTGGCAGCCTAAGTCATACTTGGGAAACTGAGCAAGTGCCAGTCCCCAAGATCTGACACACCGTTCTGGCATGTATTGATCAGCTAATTCTTGCGTAATCATAATAGTTCTCCTATTGGTTCTACTATTAGTAAAAGCTCAGAGTGAGCAGGCCAGAGACATTCTGACCCAAGATCAACATACCAGAAAGAGGGTCAGAAGTCAAGCGGAGATTTATTCTATGAGGTTTGCTAATAGTTAAGTCTAGGAATGTGCTCTGCGAGAATATCTTTTGTTGACGGTGGTTTAGCCTCTGAGATTTTGTGAGAACTGGCGGGAACTGGCTCTATGGGCAACAAAAGTATTAGGTCCAGATGGGGGGAAACTCTTAGTCCGAGTCTTAGTATTTTCCTGAGTAAACGGATGAACTACGGCTCTTAATCATATGATTACTCAGACTATTTCCCACGGTAGGGGTCAGAGTAAGACTATTAGTAAGACTCAGAGCCGCTTGCGGAGCAAGACCAATTCCCACGGTAGGGGTCATAGTATTACTCAGAGTATGACTCAGAGCCCATGAGCGAAGCGAGGCTATTTCCCATGGTAGGGCTATTTCCCATGGTAGGGGTCCGGCTATTTCCCATGGTAGGGGTCATAGTATTACTCAGAGTCAGACTCAGAGCCACTCGCTTTTAGGTTGAGTGAATTTTATTTTACTCGCTCGCCTTTAAGGTGATCAGCTTAAAGTAGATTAGAACGATTCTAAAACAGCTTTAGGTTGTATCGCCTTTAAGTTGATTAGAACGATTCTAAGTACCGTATAGGTTGTATCGCCTTAAAGTTGAATTAGAACGATTCTAATAACCCATAGGTTGTATCGCCCATAGGTTGTATTAGTTTAACTCTGAGCAACCTTAGGTTGTATCGCCCATAGGTTGTATTAGTCTTGGTCTGATCAACTTTAAGTTGTATCGCCTTTAAGTTGTATTAGCCCGGCTCTGCTACCGTCTCATGATATGAAAATGCAAGGTCGTCTTATTTTGAACCCGAACACCTGAAAACCAGAGATGGCTCTGTATGGGGCTATTTTAGGGGTCTCTGGCGATTCGTATTTATTTCACTATTATTGCATTTAATTGTCGATTAGGGGTTGACGCCTATGTGCTGGACTGGTAGATATTGGGTACACCACAACGGTGAGGCCATATAGGCCGTTTTTCTCAGAACCTTGAAAGGGTTTATACCATGACTAACGTAATTAATGCCGACACAGTAGACGCAAAAATCTCAGCCGCTGACAAATCTGGGGACCTGAAAGTATTTACAGATCACGTACAGGACAGCCTACGTGATGCAATCTTCCCAGTGGCTCGTGATGCTCTGGAGCACACAGTATCATGGTTTGAAGAGCCAGAGCAGTCCCAAGACCTAGTAGCTCACGTATGGCACACATTCAGCCGTGAATTCACTAACGGTGGTTCTGATTATGGTCCTAAAACTAGAGCTGCTTTCGCTGAATACCTTAACAAAAACCTCAACAAAGATGCTTTAGCAATAGTCAAAAAACTGAAAGGTTATCAAGACGCCAACAAAGCAAAAGCACTCGGCAAGGTAGGTCTTGGCTTAGCTCAGAAAAAGAAAGTGGCAGCCAAGTAATACAACCTCAACGGGAACTGGCTCCGGTCGGTTCCCTCTACTTATAGGAGAATTTTATGAGGCTTACACAACGTCAAGAAGAGTTGTTGATTACAGCTTTAAGTAGACTTGCAGCCATTCTGGCTATCGTTCTAGTTGCACACGTATGGGTTGAGGACTTAGCTTGGTTACTCGCCTCATGGGGTATCAACTTATAGGATAGTGGGACCCTTGGGAATACAACCCAAGGTTCTCGCTCTGTGCGACTCCACCCCTATCTATAACATAAAAAAATACCTTAGCATAACAAAGACTGTGCCAAAGTGTCACACTAATACACTTTTCTCAGAGTCTACACCTTGACAAATAAAAATTAGTTCCTATATGTCAAAGACAGGACAGGACATAACATATGTTATACGTATGTTAAACATAAGACCAATAACTTTAGTTTTAATCATAATAGTTAAATAATTAAGTGAAACATACGTTATACATATGTTAGGAGACTTAAGCGGTGCTAGTAGACTTTAGGGAAATAGTACATCATGACAACAAAAGAATAATAGACTTTAGTGTTTACTGTGTTGTCAAATATAAGGGTCGTAAGTACTACTATATAAATAAAACTAAAGAGGATTGTCTTATAGACCTCTTAGAGTTTATAACTAATGAAGAAGTCTTTGTAGAAGAACTTGAACCTTGACACCTGATATACCATTAATAGTGATAACTGTTATAATTTTTATGATTATTCTGTTGCCCAACTAAAACTTTCTTTTGTGTTAAATCAGTGTCTTATACGAAAGATATAAAAAAGTTATACTTTAGGGGTTGACATATACAAAAAAATACCTATGTGGTATAGCACGGCAAGCGTCATGCTCACACCTCCCCGAATATATTTCATGAGTGAGACGCAGAGTATCTGACCTTGCCCTCCCCATTATAACTTATGACAAACATAAGGAACTAACGTAATGTCTGACAAACAAGATGCTGTTGCCAACTTAGGTACAACTAAGAAAGATGCTGTTGTAGACCTAACCATTGGTGCTAAAGCTACTGCAAAATGACATACCCTAAGAATCAAGTACTCCCTTATAGTGTGCCTATTGCCAAGTATGTTCGGCAAGCGGTTCAAGATGGTGTGAGCATTAAGGATATTATGGCTACTGTAGCTAAGAAGTATCAGAATGCTCCGGGATCTCATGGTACATTCTATAAGTTGTACGGTAATGATATAGCTGAAGCTAGAGCAGAGATTGTCTCTAAGGTTGGTAATGTAGTCGTACAACAAGCTATGGAAGGACACTTTGCTTCACAAGAGTTATTCTTGCGTAGTAAGGGTGGTTGGAGCCCTCAGAGCACAGTTAATGACCCCGACGAGTATACTGACCCTGATCAAGACTCAAGTGCTATTGATGCCCTCATGACTTTGTTGGGCAAGGATACAGATGCAAACCCTGACACAGAAGACGCAGCGTAAGCTTACAGCAGAATCTCTAAGAGCTTTATCTGATGGTGAGGTACAAGAGGCACTTAAGCAGCTAACACCTGAACAAGCACAAGAGCTACAACATGATTGGAGCTTTTGGGCTAGAACAGATCAACTAGAACCGAGCGGTAAATGGAATACTTGGGTAGCCCTAGCAGGACGAGGTTGGGGTAAAACAAGAGCAGGAGCTGAGTGGGTCAGGCATAGAATCAAGATGGGCGATAGGATCGTTCATTGTGTTGCCCCCACTAAAGGAGACGTTCGTAGAGTTATGGTCGAGGGGGACTCAGGTCTCCTTAATGTATGCCACAAGAGCGACAAGACCTACCGTAAGGCTGACATGGGTTATCCTGTGTGGTCTCCTACTAATAACAGCATGACTTGGGCTAATGGTGCCAAGGCTGTCTTTTTCTCAGCAGAAGACCCAGAGAGACTCAGGGGTCCACAGGCTTACAGTGCATGGTGTGACGAGTTATGTGCTTGGAGAAATGCACAAGACACATGGGACATGATGCAGTTTGGGTTACGTTTAGGTAAACGACCCATAGTTTTTGTTACTACTACACCTAAGACTACTAAGTTACTAAGAAGTATCCTAGATGACGAGAAGACTCATGTCTCGACTGGATCAACTTTTGATAATAGTGCTAATCTTGCTGATACTTTTCTTACAGCAGTAAAGAAGACCTACGAGGGTACTAGACTAGGTAGACAAGAGTTATACGCAGAGATACTAGATGAAGCCTCTGGTGCCCTGTGGAACCGTAAGTTACTAGCTGAGTGTGAGGTAGACAAAGATGACGTCCCCCAACTTAACCGAATTGTTGTAGCCATAGACCCTGCTATTAGTAATAACACTGACTCTGATATGACTGGTATCATAGTAGCTGGTGTTGACGTAAACGGTACAGCTTATGTCTTAGAGGACCACACAGGAAACTATAGTCCTCAAGCTTGGGCATCTAAGGCTGTTGAGTTATACAGAGAGCACATGGCTGATAGGATCGTTGCCGAGAAGAATCAGGGCGGCGACATGGTAAGACACACATTACACACAGAAGATGAAACCCTACCCATACGCCTCGTTCATGCGAGTAGAGGCAAGATGGCTAGGGCTGAACCTGTATCTGCACTATACGAGCAAGGCAGAGTTAAACACGTCAGAGGGCTTAACGACTTGGAGGATCAGATGGTTCAATGGGAACCTCTTGGGTCTTTAGGGTCGCCAGATAGATTAGATGCCTGTGTATGGGCCATCACCGACCTTAGTCTTAATGGGTACGCAAAGCCACAACTTAAACTAGCATATTCTAGTGCTAAGGGACTCCTATAATGCCCAGAAGATTGAGTAAAACTAAAGCGACCCAAACACTAGGGGTCAGTGGACAGAACGTCCGTAATGGTCAGATAAGGTCTGATGAATTTATTCCTGAGTTACGTGGCAAGGCTGCTATCCGTAAATATAGGGAAATGAGAGATAATGACAGTACTATTGGCGCAGTTATGTATGCTGCTGAACAAGTACTTAGAGACGTCAAACTCAAGGTTGAACCAGCTAATGACACTGAGGAAGCTAAGAATGAAGCTCTATTTGTGGAAAGTGTCTTTGATGACATGGAACATTCGCTTGATGACCATGTTGCGGAAGCGTTATCAAGCCTGTCGTATGGCTTTGCTTGGTTTGAGGTTGTCTATAAGCGCCGTGTTGGGCCTACTAAACAGTCGTATAAGAAGTATAGTAAGTATACTGACGGGCGCATGGGTGTCCGTAAAATTGTTTGTCGTGCGCCTTGGACAGTCTCTAGGTTTGATGTAGACACCAAGACAGGCGAAGTACTGGGGCTTTATCAGGATACAGGTTATGCACTTTCTCAACACTACATCCCAGCTAACAAAAGCCTCTATTATAGAACTACTTCTATTAACGGTGATCCCAGCGGTCGTAGTATTCTACGCAATGCTTACACATCGTACCAATACTTAAACAACCTACAGTCTATAGAAGCCATAGCAGTAGAACGGGAGTTAGCAGGTATCCCTGTAGCTCGTATCCCTTCTGAGTATCTCTCTGGGGATGCTACATCTGCACAGACAGGTTTTGTTGCCAATCTTGAACAAATCTTACGTGATGTAAAGTTCAACGAACAAGGCTACATTATCACCCCTAGTGATACCTATCCTGACAAGGATGGCAGTCCTACTAATGTACGTCTAGTAGATGTAGAGTTAATGTCCAGTTCAGGAACTCGTAACCTAGATATTGACCCTATTGTAAGACGTTACCAACATGACATTGCCCGTAGTGTACTTTCTGAGTTTCTTATGCTCGGTGGGGGTAACAATGGATCATACGCCTTATCTAAAAGTAAGACTGATCTGTTTCTACGTGCCTTAGAAAGCTACATCCAAGCTATTGTAGATGTACTTAACAAGCAACTGGTGGAACGCCTATGGCAGCTTAACGGACTTAACTATGACCTGATGCCCTGTATTAAGGCAGGTGATGTTGCTCCGCATGATCTACGTGAGATTGCAGGGTTTCTTCGTAACCTTAACGGTGCAGACATTAACGTCAGTGATCATCCAGAGGTCATACAAGACCTCATGGCTATTGCTGAACTAAACTATGACCCAGACCTAGAGGTCGAAACTGAAACAAATGATCTGCCCGAGGAGGCAGAGGAAGACAAGGAATTATAACATGGCAGGAACTATTACAACGGCCCTGAGTGACCAGTTTAAACTACAGTTGCTTAAAGGTGCTCATGATTTTGACAACTCTATGAGGGTCATTCTCTTAAAAGAAGAAGAAAACCTTACTCAAAACTACGATGCCACCACCGCTGATATTTCTACGGTAGGTGCTGACGAGGTGTCTGATACTAACTATAATGCAACATACTCCCTTAACGCAGGTAATAATGGTGCAGAAGCAACTGTAGCTTCAGGTTTTCCTCAGATAGCAACAGGTACTACAACTGCTGTTATGGATTTTAATGATGTTACCTTTAGTAACGTAACAGTAGCTTCTGATGGTTGTATCCTTTACAATCATAATAACGTAGGTAATGAAGTTATTGCTGTATTTTCCTTCGGAGGAACAGTCAGTTCTACAAGTGGTGACTTTACTATCCAGTTCCCAGCTCCGGGAGCTACCACAAGTATTCTCCGCATAGCTTAATCTAAGGTAATACCTAATGGTAAAATTCATAGACAGAACAAAGATGACCCTCACGGGTGCAGCAGGTACAGGTAACTTAACCTTCGGGTCTGCTGTATCGGGGTTTCAGGGATTAACTGAAGCTTCTGTTGTTGATGGAGATATTGTTAGGTATACCATAGAAGACGGCACATCATATGAATCGGGCACTGGTACTATAGGACTGTCTGGTGGAACCTACACTATGGCTAGGGCTCCTACATCTTCTACCCTTGCTAATAACGGGGCAATAACTGTTGGAGCCGCTGGTGTAGTAATATTCACTATGTTAGCTCAGGACGTAGTACAGTACCTAGCTGATATAACTAATGTAGACAGTACTACCCCTGCACACGGACAAGCCTTAACTTTTGTATCTAGCTCTAATAGCTGGGCGCCTGTGTCCCCTTCTGGGGGAATCACTATGGTTGCCAACTTTGCAGCTATGCCAACCAGTCCTAGTGCTACCGACCTAGTTTGGACTCAAGATACTAAAGCTCTTTACATTTGGGATGGTCTGGAATGGGACAGGGTTAGTACTGGTAATCAGTTAGCTCCGAGGTTTACTACAGTTCCAGCATCCTTACATAATCTTAGCCAGAGTGGGGCAAACACTGCTATTACTGCTGTTGCTGTAGACGATGCAGGTTTTCCTATTACATATGATTGGGATGCCTTTGACGACCTAGGTAACGTGTACAAAACTGGTTCCCTTCCAGATATGCTTACCGCTGTAAGTAATGTTGCTGGTGCGTTTACTTTTACCCCCTCTACAAACATTGCTCACTCAGGTAACATCACCTTTAGAACAAAAGCATCTGATGGTGTAGAGACCGCTGTTAGTCTTACTACGGTTAAACTTATCTTTACTGACTACGTACCTGTACCAGCAATGGTCAGAAACTATGCCAGCCGAACCGAACAGTTTGCCAGTAGTACAGGGTACGTACACATTGTATCTACAAGGTCTACTACCAACTATGGGGCAGCTTACCAAGGGCCATTAAAAGATGGTAAGTTTTATACAGAGTATAAGATACTTACTGGGTCCAGTTTTAATTTTGCTTGGCATGGTGTTGCTGTAGGTTGTTATGATAGGCTTCTTCAAGCAGTAACTAATTCATCGCCATCTTGGACTTACATTGGCACTAGCTCAAGTGGTGATACTTACTCGGCATTCTACTTTAATTATGGTGGTACGGGGCTGCAAACCAGTGTTGGTAATGCCAAGAGTTATGCTTTTACAGGGTTAAGTAACGGTCAATATCCGACTCTAAATGGAAACGGTAGCATAACAAGTAATACTGATGATATAATTATGATTGCGTGGGACACACCTAACAAACGAGTATGGTGGGGCTTGAATGGCACTTGGACACACACCACTGGTGATCCTAGCACTGCCGGTACAGGTATCTATCTAGCAGACGTTGGCTTAGTTGGGCAAACAGGAACCACTTCAGAAACAGAATCTTTTTC